CACGGTGTCTCACCACGTTGATCAATTCAGGGTAAAACTGCACGTAGCCGAGCAAAAATCGTCTCTCAGACTCATAAAACAATCGATTGTTTTTCTCGCATAGTTCAAGGATGTCGATGACCTCCTCCTCTGTTGCGAAAGGAAAATGTTCCACTATCAGTTGTTCTAGCTCGCCCATCAGAATATAAGCACCCTTATTGCCATCGCGGCGCTGGCCTTTAGATAAATTCGATCAGTATCCCAAGGCGTGCCGTCGCTTATATATACCGATCCCGGCGCGTTCTGACTGATAACAAGATACCCGATCGGCACAGTTCCCAAGCCATGCTCTATCGAAAACTCTGCACCGCCAGCTTGACTGCTCGAATCGACAAAAGCGGTCTTATCGACTGCATTATTTACAATCTCTCTAAACTGCGGTTCTAGTGTGCCTGTTTGCTGTACTAGCTTCATTTGACAATCCATGAGCTGCAGCCCACCCCGACAATAAGATTACCGGGCACGTCCCACACCGCATTGGTCTGGATTGATTGATCGGCCGTGCTGTCTACTGCTATGCCCGTAGCATTTAGGAACTGCCCGCGCCCCGTACTGCCGGCATAGAAAGCATCGTCGGTAGTTTGCAAGAAGCACCGACCGATACCGAACTGAGCGACAGCGGAGTTACGCGCCTTGAGCGTTAAATCCACGTGGATGGACATGAGATTCTGCGTTACCCCGCTGGCATTGGTTATCAACGGGGCAAAAAACAGAACGCCGCCGTAGTAATACTTCAACTGACAGTTTGACCCCGTAACGATATTCATCAGGAAATCCTGAGACACAAAGAGGTATCTGCCTGTGCTAAGCGCATTAGCCGCAACGAATATCGGGGTATAAAGTTGCGCCTCGCCTACGAATGCCGAGCTTGGCTCGCCAACATCGTTTGCGACTGTGGCCACCGTAATGTTGAAGTTATTGAATAGAGTATTTACGTTGGCGTTTGTCGCCGCCAAATCGCTCGTTAGATTGTGGATTTTTGCTTGCTGAATATTGGCAGCGGCGGAAATATTGGCATCTAATAGCCCGCCATTATGATCGCTATAGATAAGATTGAGCTGGTCGTTGACCTTGGCCGACTCTGCCGTCGTATTCGGCGCAAAGTCTCCGTGTGGTTTGGCAATGATCGACATGTTTATGGGCTCGCGTTCAACGTAAATACATCATAAGTGCGTTTGTCTTTGATTCGCATCTCAGTTTCGACTTGAAAGAACCTGAAATCCGAACCGTCGCCGGTATTCTGAAAGTTGAGCGATAAATAACGCCCGTAGCGGCCGTCTAATACCGAGGTGCGCGCGCTGTTAAATGACGGTCCCGCCCATCTGGCAACGTCCCACTGTCCCTCGTCCCAGACCAAGGCGTCTATGCTATCAACTGAAATAGGGCCGCTGGAAAACTGCCGCTGGAAATAATCGATTCCGTAATGCACCGCCTTGGTGGCATCGAATACCGGCTTGATCCACCTGACTTGTTTGTTGAGCGCCGGATCGCCCAGATATCTGGTCGTAAACCCGCACATGTAATCCACGCCTAGATCCTGCTTCCCCACATCGAGCCGGTTGATATGCCCGATGTCCGATTGTCCGGATAGGAATTCGCCGTTATCCGCCCCACCGTCCCATTCCGTAAACGAGTCGCAGCTAAATCCTGTATAATTCGTCCACGCCAGCTGCGATCCCGCCATGTCGAGATTGGTGCAGACCCAGAGCGTGTCGTTTGGCCCACCGGCATTGTTGAAACTCAGGAAATACTGCCGTTTCTTGCGATAATACTTGCCCACGGCGTTACGAAAATACGAGCTGAAAAGGGGGTCTATCTTGGCGGATATGAGCTTGACATCGAAGCCGTCTGTCAGGTACATTCCATCCTTGCCGAGAAACACCACCCCCACCGGAACAACCGAGCCGTTGGATAAAGCCGTTACGGTGTCAACGGTCCACGGCGCTATACAGCCTACGCTTGAGTATTGCCTAAGCGCATTGCCCAAGAGTGGCGAACCCTCAAGGCGCCATAGGCCTGAAGTCTTGCCTGCTATGAGGACTTGATTGGCTGCTTTTAGAAAGCTGGCAGTGCCGCCTTGATTGTCGCTTATATTTAGTAGCGCGGCTGCTTGCCAGGAATTGTCTACGTTGAGATCTGAAAACCGCACTCCATTATTTGTGAGCGCATACATGCGGTCAAGGTAAAGCTCAATTTGAAGCGCTACAGGCGAACCGCCGCCAACTGCAGCCACTGTCGTACCATTATACGACTGCATCGGCTCTACGCCGTTCGTCCAGTAAACCTTATCCTTGGCTGTCCAGGTTACGAAGGAAAACCGCTGCCCTGCGGTGAGGCCACCTAAGATTGAAGTCGGTGCACCCGTAACATCGTCGACGGTGAAAACATTTGCGTCGGCCGTAGCGAGCTGTATCCCCTGCCCGTTCTGCTTATAGAAGCGGTAGAGAGATTTTATAGGATTGGCGTTAATAGCCCCGGCTTGCGTATATCGAGTCTGCCCACCGCGGCCAATCAGATAGCCGGCGGCAACCGGATACATATTGATGCAGTTCAGCAGTTCGTTAGGGGCGATGTCTAGCGGAGCCCCGCGTAAGTTAATCCCGCCCGAGAAGTCTGTAAGTATTTCGGGCTTTAGTGCCACAATCTATCCTATTCCCAGCTCTTTGCGTTGCCAGCACACGGGGTAGTGATACCGCTTGTTATCCAGGCTCAAATGGTACGAATCGTTCGCAGCCACTTCCTCTTTGCACTGCGGGCAATAGATAGGCTGGCGTCCGCCGACTACGGTCGGGTCGGAGTTGCTGCCTTCCTGAGAAGTGATCGGCTTGGGGTCTGCTGCTTTTGCCATTATCCCTCCTTCGTTCGCGACGCTTCGTTAATTGTCGTTGTAGGCCGTAGCGTGCGGCATATCCAAATCAAATTCCTGATCGGAAAATAGCCTCACAATCAGATTTTCGTACTCCATCTTGGTAGGCGCATAATCGCCCAGATTATCGAACCGCGCTCCGTAACAGTACGCTCCCGCCACAATGCAAGGCGTGTGTTTTAACTTCCATTCGGTGATTTCGTCGTTCTCAGTGAGCGATGCCGGATCTTTGTACTTCCAGACATAAAGCTTCTGCAGCTCGGTCGGTACCGCCGGCGCCACATCGCTCGTCGGTATCGGGTGAAGCCGCAGCGTCTTGAGCCCGAATATGCAGTAATACGCCGGCTTCCCGGTCATTACGAAACCGTCTATAGCCATGCGATGTAAAAACTCGTCCTGGCCGAGCTTCGTCAATACGGCGTCGCTGCCTAACGCCGGGATAAAAACCTTATAAATCTTGTCCGTATCAGTGTTGAGATCGTAATTGCGCCCGCTATTCATATCCACACCGTTACCGGGTAGCATCGTTGCGCGCTCTTCCCGCTGTAGCGAGTGGAGCAGCCCGCGGCTGGCGATATCATCAAGGACAAGATTCACCCACCGCCCGACGTTAGCGCGCATAGGAGCACTACTGTCTTGGATCAGCTCTACGACTGCGTCAATTATGGACGCTTTAGTCATGCAGGCTTCTCTTCCCCACCCTGCAAGTAGGCCGGAATGTACGGCGCATCTTCATGTTGCAGCAAACTCTCGCGCTGTAACTGCGCCTTGGCCATTTCCTGGCCAATAGCCGTATCATCTGCCGATTTCCTGATATCGTCTTGCTCGGCTCTGAATTTGGCTACCTCTTCCGATGTCGCCTCACTTAGTCTGGAATATGGATAGCGCTTAAATTTGACCTTTTTCACGAATTTCACGCCCAGTGCTTCATCCGTGACGGGCACATGTCCGGTAACCACGGCCATGTCGAGCACGTCGAGCACCGATTTGGGCACCGGAACGGGCACATCCTTTTGAATCCAATAACTAACCCCACCGGCGCCGACAAATACGTGTGATTCGGTGTCCTCTGCGCCGCGTCTGTTTATTTCAATCCACCAATGCTTTTCCGCTCGCTGACGCTTCTCCTCATCGTGCTGCGACATGTCGAGTTTGGCCTGCGTGTCTCGTTCCTGCTCAGCCAAATGTACCGCGTCGAGTACTTGCGGGTCGGTTTCCTCAAGCAATTTGAGCGCTAACGACCGTTTTTCAGAGTCGGACATCTGATCGACCGCCGCTGTCGCGCTGAGTCTTGTCTGCATTCCTATTTTCGGCATGAATCCCCCTTCTCTATTTCGATTCCCATAATTTTTGCTTTGAGCTGCCAATATTCAGGCGGTGCAACCGCTTCCCCCTCCGGACATAGCCATAGGGAACAAAGCGGTCTGAGGTGAGGTGCCACTGTACAGCCCGTCTTCGTAAGATAGGGCAGCGTGCTAATTGCGTTATCGCTGGTGTATTCGAGTTGGACGCCGTAAACACTCCTTGCCCATACCATGGCCTGACCACACCCCACCGGATGACAGCAATGGTAGGGTGGAATACAGGTAGCGCATATTGGTTTGCTGATTTCAGTTATTTTCTGGTACAGGTCGACTAGCTCCACTCAATGATTCCTCGCCCGCGCATCCACGAAAGAAAATAAGCTGTTGGGTCTTGAAAGTAGGACTTAATTTTCTGCGCATACAAACTATTCAGGAATAAAAGGTCCAGCCGGTGTATCCGCCTGAACCACCGGGCTAATTGTTCTACCGTTGCCGATGCTGGCAGGCGTAATTTTGGTGTTTCCACATAACTGTCGCCAAACAATAGTCCGTCGCCGATTACTACCGGAACTCTGCCGAGCAGCACCGCCTCTAAAAATCTCTGTGTCGCTTGGCCCCAGCCAGCAGGACATAGCGCATAGGTCCAGCTTGTCATTTCAGCTTCGTAGAACTTAACGATAGGGCTGCTTGCCGGCGTCGGCGCATTCCAGCCTTCATTGTATTCAAAGAAGTACGGCACATCGGCCATCCTCAAAGCATCCTTGACCTTATCCCTGAGCCCTCCCGGGTCGCGCTGCCCGCGGAAGTAAAATCCTTGCTTGGCCTCGTGAAGCGGCTTTAATTGCCTCGGATTGGCCAACAAGTCTTTCAAAAACATCGAACAACCCGGCCGGACCATGACGTTCCAGTTTCTATGATTCGGCTCTGCGTTCATGGCGGTAAAGATCGAGCCATGAAAGGCCGGATGAATCTGAAAACCGCAAAGCCCAAGATCCCCCTCGATATCGAAAACGTGCCTGGCCGGATATTTTACTAAAAACTCGAAGCGGTCCCGCTGGAGTAAAAATCGCTGTTGATCGTTGAACTGGCCGCAGTAGAAAAGCTCGGCCTCATCCGGCCCGACTAGATCGCACCACCGTTCTATACCTGCCTCAGAAAACGGCACGCTGTCTTCATAGCCCTTAATCTGGTCGTGCAGGTGCGGAAGCGCGTGCGGGTACTTATAGAGTCTGATCTTTCTCAGAAAACACCCATTTACCCGATTCTTCCAAGACGCTTTCCCATTCATGGTAAAACTTGCGGTAATACTCCTCGTCGTTGGAGTAGCCTTGAATCTGATCCCCGTACGTCTCGTCGTGCTCGGCCTTGCCCCAAAGGTAGTGCATGTGCTCAAGCTTTACGTCAGGCAAGTAGTGAAGGCTGCCTAACGTGGCTCCGATCGTATGCCATACCGTATCGATAAAGAGCTTTTTCAGCCCGGGATAACAGAGCCATCCCATATGTCTTACTAGCTCCCCGCCTATACACGGGTGAGTCGCCAGTGCCTTACCCCAATGGCCATCATCACCGTAAGAAATGCCAGCCGGGCCCGCAGCCTCTATCAACTTCTTATCCCAGCCCTTTGTTCGCGGAATAAGATCATCACCTAAAAACCCGTAATAATCGAGATTC